TGTTTTTAATAAGTTATATTTGGATCTATATTTTGAATTTAATAATATATGATTATAAATCCCCGCAGATTTTACATTTATTGGGCATTTACTTTCAAGAACAAGTTTTTTTCTATCTTCAAGAATATATTTTTCATAGTCACCAATTGATTTAGTAATTGATATATCATCAGGCTCCTGAAGTGTAAATTGTTTTTTCAGTTCCCTTAATTTATTTACAATTTCTTTATATTCAATATCTTTACCTTTAGAAAATAAAAGATTAAGAAGTTCTTTAAGAGATTTTCTAACAAATTTAGGGGTTGAACCCTGAACAATTTCAATACCAACTGGTTTTATTTTATTCTGCGGATTAAATTTAATCCCAGGTTCCTTCCATGCCAAATCTAAAATATATTTCTTTTTAGCTACCATTAAAGCAGAATATGAAATTTTTTCTAATTCAAATTGTTGTAAATTTTTTGTATTAAATCTTTTTGCATATTCTTCAAACCTTTTATTAAAATATGAGTCAAGTCTATATTCTTTTATTTTTAATATAAAATCTAACGGCTTATCTTTAGTATCACAAGACTTAATTACTGGCTCAAAGGTCATATACGTAGAATCCGTGTCATTGTAAACCGTCAAACTTTTTTCTTTTATTTTATTTACATATGTTAAATTAAGTTTTTTATGTAATTCTTTATCATTATGCCAATAATTAATAAAATAGTCATCAATGATATTATTACTAAATTTTATTATGTTTTGACCTTGAAGTGTAACAGCTTCAGCAACAAAAACATTAAAACCAACAAAATATGGAGATGCGCAAGCACCATAAACAGAGTTAATAAAAATTTTAATAGATTGTTCTCTATTAAAATATTCATCACTAATATCTTCGAGTCTTTTTATTTCATTCTCAAGTTCTTCCAAAGAACAATCGTATGGATCTATTTTTGTTAATTCAAAATTCATATAAACTTTTTACTTTATAGATATAAATATATAAAAAGTTTTAGTTTTTACCATAAATAAACATTTCTTCATTTCCCTCTATATCTATACTATTAAAAACCTTAAATAATTTTTGGCCATTTTCAATAGCGTGCTTAGTAACCAGAAATTCTATGTTAATCAATTCTTCTAAAGAAATTTGTTTTTCTTTAAACCAATAATATAATAGATGTTTCATATTTTTTTGTTTTATCTTTTAAAGTGGTCTTTTTAATATCTAAGACAAAAATCTCTACATATTACTACAATTTTATACTTATTACTAATATAACCAAAAAAAATAAAATAAAAAAATTTTAATCATTTTTTAACAATTTTAACAATTTGGGAATAATTGGATTTCTAACACTTTCTTCATTGGTAAATGTTATAGAATCCGCAAATTCTTGATTATGAAATATTTTAACAACTTTATGAAGACACGACTCATCTTTATTTTTTCTGTCTATTTGTTCAGTATCTCCTAAAAATACTATTTTACATTTTTTTCCTATTCGAGTAATAATAGTCTTAAATGTATGATAATCTATATTTTGTGCTTCATCAATTAATATAATACAATTATCCATTGTAACTCCTCTTATGTATGTAATTGGAAATATTTCTATAATTCCTTGATTTATTAAAGACTTTGTTGTTGAAGGAAACCCAAATATTTTATCTAAATTACCTGTATATGAATACATATAAGGTTCTAGTTTTTCCCATAGAGTTCCTGGAAGATATCCTACTTCTTCACCTTTAATAGTTTGTAATGATTTAATTAAAACAAGTTTGGAATATTCAGGGTTGGACTTCATTATATTAAGAGCAGTTAAAAGACTTAGGTATGTTTTGCCCGTACCTGCTGGACCAATAGTTATAACTATCTCTTTTTCTTCAATTGCTCTTCGAAGATCTTTTTGTTTTTTATTTAAACATTTAATTTTTAAATTTATATCTTTTAGTTTTGTATTGTGCGTATAAAAATGATTGCCATTATTACCATTTTTTTCATGAAGCAAAGATTCATATATACTAACATCTTCAATGTCTTCTTTGGTTAGGTTCTTTTTTCTAGCCAAATTATAAATTTTATTTTAATTTTATTATATATTCTAAATATTAAAAATAAAAAAGCTTTAAATGATATAGTTTTAAATATTTTTAACAATAAAATTAAATATTAAATCTAATCTAATGTTAGATAAAAAGATTCATAAATACTACCTAACATTTGTCTATAAATTCTAATAAAGGGTTGTGTTTTACTTTGTTCCCATTTCTCAAAGGCTTTATCAGCAGTAGTTTTGGTTTGTTTCTTACTATCAACATGTTTTATTTTAACAGCTGCCTGAGATATTGTAGAAAACACAAATTTTTCGGGCTTATCGATAACCATTTTATGTTTTAAAAATACCATGAAATAATCAACATTAAGTGCTTCATCATTATATTCTTTACCAATGGTATTAAGGTCTTTAATTAATTTTAGCGGATCATTAACATATTCTATTTCTTTTATTTCTTTTATTTGTTTTAAATCATCTTTATTAATAAAATCATCTTCAACATTAATTTTATAAAGATATTCTTCTTTCTCTTCATCCCATGTACCCTTTGAAATAAGTTCATGAGATAACATATAAAATAATTTTAATGTTTCTAATCTTGACATATTTAATTCCCCGGCTTCAATAGCAGATCCAACGCTCTTTGGTCGTTTTAAATAAGAATCTCTTGTAGATACTAAATCCCATACTCTAAAAAAATAATTTCCTAAAATAACTTTAAGTTTTTTATCTCCAATATTATTTCTTATTTTTCTTGTTAATTTTATAGTTGATATAATTGAATCCCACCACCCAAAGCGTGTTACTTTTCCATGTGTTCCCAAACGAATAAAACTACCTGCTGCGTCAGAATAATCCTTAAGTTCATAAGTTAATCCATTTGCAGTAACATCATATGCCTCAGCTCCACCAGCAAATTTTGCGTTTTGTAAAATATAAGCCATTAAAACTTCACCCCTACCAACACCCTTTGGTTCAGTTATAAATAAAGTACTTAAAAAGGTACCTTTATTTAATACTTCATTTTTATATACATTATCATTTATCTCTGGGATTGTTTTGGTGGTATATTTTCCAATATATTCTAACATATCTTCTTTCCATTTATCCTCTTCTTCAGGTGTATTTAATTTTAATTTCATAGACGTTGGTCTATATACCATTCCTGGTGTTGTTTTTTCTTCAACAACCGCAGCCATATAGGTAAATAAATTATTTATAAATCCTATTGTAGATAATCCACTTTTTTCAATATTTGAAATAAATGATTTCCATTCTTTTTCTTTTCCGTTTTCTTTAAAAAATATATTTAATGAACTGGGTATTTTAAGGGTTAATTCTCTTTTTTCATCATCTTTAATATTAATCTTTTTTGTTTCTCTTTTAATTATTTTTTCCTTTTCTTCCTCAATATTATCTTTATATTTTTCTAATTGATATTCCCAAAAATCTTTATATTTAATTCCTAGTCGTGGAAATTCTGGTATTTCATAAGGCACCCAGGTTTTTGCTTTTCCTCTTTCCTTTTCCTTTTCTTTTTTTATATTTTCTTTTTTATTATTTATTATCTCTGATACATTTAATTCAATATCTTTTTCATTAAATATATCTTGTAAAAACTCTATTAAAAATTTTTGTTTTGAGGAGTGCAAATCCAAAATTTGTTCCCAATTATTAATAGGAGTTCTATAACTTTTATCGTCTACATAAATAATTTCATCTGTTGTAGGATCCAAAATTATTTTACCACCTAAATATTTTTTTAATATTTTTTTATATTCACCTTCAGGAATATTATCCATTGAAAGTTTGGTTTCATTCTCAAATAAAAGTGGATAAAATTTCATTTATAATATTTTTATTTTATATATCTAATAAAAAAGTTCCCTAATTTAGAGAACTTTTTGTTTATATAATAAATATTTAATATATGTTTTATATAATATCATCATTTGGGGTTTCTTCATATCTTTCATCTTGTTCAACCATTGAAATAACGGTTATAGTATTACTGTCATTTGAAGAAAATACTAATCTATCTTCACCAAGTTTAACATTATAATCTTCTATATCAAGTTTTGTAAATTGGGATTTAAGTATATCGATTGATATATCTGTTTTAGAACCAACTGATAATAAAAGTTCAAAAGCCTTACTTTTAGCAAATAATTTTCCGTCTTTATTTAAAAATTGCATGAATTTATAATCTTTATTTAAATCACATAAAGAATTTATTTTGCTAATATTTTCTTTAGCAAAATCAAATTGAACAGTTGGATCTATAGATGCAATTTTATTAAGAAATACATCATCACCAATATATTTAAATATATTTAATGATGTACATTCAATTCCAACCTTTAGACTATCATTTTTAAGAAGTATAGAAGTACCTGCATAATCCTTATCTGTATCAGAAAGTACTTCTTCATATTTAAACGTAACAGAAAATTCATCTTCGCCAAAATGTTCAAATACTTTTATAATATTTGATATATTATAAATTCCAACTTTTATTCTTTGGGAATCTTTTGATTTTTTTAAAACGAAACCGGCTTCATCAAATTTTATCTTTGAAAATTTAACAACACTACGTTCTTCATTATATGATTTTGCAATAAACTCTTTTGAATCATTGTCAATTTCAAGAAGAAGTGAATTATCAATAAGCGAAAAGATTTTAAGCCAGGATGTAAATGCTTTTACATTTTTTGCAGTAAATTCAATTTGTTTTGCCATTTAATTATTTTTTAATAGTGTTTTACTTTTTGTATTTTATGCATTAGAATAGACTAAGTTTTAGTCTCTTTTAAAATATTTAATTATTTTTAAATTTTAATAACCATGTTCTCTATCAAACTCACCCAAATACCTTTCTAAGATTCATCAATGCCATCGTCTTGTAAACTTAATTGATAAGTCGTAGCAAGGTCATCAGCTAGTTCTTCTGGATCTGCCCCGGCTTCCGAATTTCTAGAAATGATGTCCATATTTTGTGAATCGTTCATAATAGTATCTATTTCTTCTTCATTATAACCTTGCCCTGCTAAATAATTTATAATAGTATAGATATAGTTATCCAAATTATTTTCCGGACCTGGTTCGGATCCGGACCAGTATATCAATTTTGCTATTTTTATTGGAAGTATTTTTTCATTTAAACCCTTTTGAATTAAGTTCATATTAAACTCATCATTTAATATATTATCTATTTCTAAATCACTATATCCTTTTCTAGTTAAATAAGAATAAATATTATTAATATAATTGTCTGGTAAAAATATTTTATGCATCTTAACCTCATCATAAGATATTTCTTCTATTTTTTCTTTTAATAATTTAGCTTTCATATCTTAAATATAATTTATTTTATATATCTTCTAAGCTTTTAAAACAATGTTTTATTTTTAAAATTTTTAGCCTTTTGTATATTTTTAATATTATTTAATAAATCACGATATATGTAATTTATATCACAATGATTTTTTGTTACTTCAAGGCTACATTCTTGATATTTTTTCTTAAGAGAAGGTTTAGACCAAATTTCATTCACCTTGTCAACAATTTCTGGTACGTTTGATAAATCTTTTTTAAGAAATAATCCATAATAATCAACATCAATATATCGCTGGTCTGTTTTTTTACCATATTTATGTACCCATGTATTTTCTGCCCAATGATAATCAAATAATGGTATACTTCCTACACCTATAACTTCACATTGTGCATATTCTATTGAATTACCATACGCATCGGCATCCAAATGATAAAAATCAGCACCGAATAATGATGTACTTAAACTCTCCATTCCTTCTGTATATTCATATGGTGGAAAAATATAAATATGCTCATAATCTCGTTTATCATTGTCAATTTCTAATCCATTGGCAAGTGTTTTTTTAGTAACCTCATAGATATTATTTCTTGGTATACGCTTTTTTACATCATCATAAAATATATGAACTGCTCCAATTGATCTTTCAACTCCTTTCATTTCAAGGAGTATTTTATTTTGTTTAGAATAAGGAAGAAAGGCAAATAATCGTTCAGGTTGTTTAAATCCTGCAAATCTTCCTAGATATGTAATTTTTTTATAATGTTTTTCTTTACGATATTTAATTAAATTATCAAAATTAAACCCATTAATAAGAGGAATATATCTATTCTTAATATCTTCACCGAATAAACTAATTAATTTTTTATAAAAAGGAGATGTAATACTAAAACTTACAATACCATCACATAATTTGCATATTTCAAAAAAATTAGCGTTACGACGAATAGAACCAATCTTATGATCATTTTGAAATAAAATTTTTTTTGTAGATAAGTCTTGAATAATTTTTAAGAATCCGTCAATTGCCCATTGAGAATGTTTAACCGATGGAACACTATTTATAAATACATAATCATATTTATCTAATATTTCACTATGTTTTGAAATATTAGATTTATTGATCATAATTGGATCTTTTTTAAATGATTGAAGTTTTCTTCGTGGCCATTTTTTATCATCAATTGTATATACGTCTGTTTTTATTCCTTGATCAATTAACCATGATGAAAGTTCACAACAATAACGTGTTATCCCTGCACCTTCAATACCTCTTCCTAATATTAAAGCTATTTTCATAATAATATATTTTTTATTTATATTTTTGTAATAAAATAAAGTTTTATAATAAAATTTTAATATGTATTATATTTTTTATTTTTCATAATTTATTCCTTAATATACATATTTCTTAAGTAAATCAACTACCTCTTTATGACCATATATTGAAGCCTCTTGTAAAACTGTATATCCAGATTTAGATTGTACATTTGGATCTACACCAACATCAAGCAACATTTCAACTACCTTCTTTATGACCATTTCGTAAAGCTAATTCTAAAGCCGTATAACCAAGGCTACTTTGTATATTTGGATC